CTGTCGCCGCAACCGGCGTAGTCTCGCGCCGAACGTCTCCGGGTTGCTCATGATAAGCATGGTGTTTCGCAGTGTCACGCCCCCACCCTCCTTCGTCCGGGTGACATGATGCAAATATGGGGTTGACAACCGTTGCTCCGTGTCACTATACTGAGTTAGGCAAGGTGACGCCGAGCAACGGAGGATAATCATGCGCGTGACATTAAGGCACATCCGGCAGGAACGCGGCCTGAGTCAAGCCGCCGTCGCCTCTAGGACCGGCATCAGCCGCAGCTACTACACCCTGATCGAACTGGAGCGGAGGACCCCGTCCGTTGACGATGCCGGGCGGATCGCGAGGGTGCTCGGCTCCACGGTGGACGAATTGTTCCCCCTGCCTACGGACCCCAAGCCCCGGGAGGTGGCCGGCTCATGACCACCCGCTGGGACGAACTTCCGCTCTACCTCACCGTCGATGAGACCGCCGGCGTCCTGCGGGTCGCCCGGAATCACGCCTACCAGATGATCCGCCAGCGCGTCATCCCGCACGTTCGTTTGGGCCGGGCGATCCGGATCCCGCGAGAGCAACTCCGCCAGCGCGTCGAGGCCTCCATCCCGTCAAACCCGCCGGCCGTCGCGATGCCCCGGACCCCCCAGCCCAAGATTGACCTTAAACCCGTGCGCGGTGGGCTGCCAGCCACCGGCACACACGGGAGGAGGGGATAGGGGATGGGAATTCCCACGGCGCTCCGCGAGGCGAGGCTACGCCGCGGACTGACTCGGCAGCAGCTGGGCGGCCGCGTCGGCTACCACCCGAACATGATCGGAATGATCGAGGCCGGCGAACGCCGCCTCGCGCCGGACGTGGCGCGGGCGACCGCGAGGCTGCTCAACCACCCGAGGCTCTATACCGAGCTCATGCTCGACGCCACGGGCGGGGTCGGCCCCCGCTGGTTTGACGGCGAGGGGGTTGACCGCCACCGGATGAGCCGGCGCTCGGGCGCGATCGTGGAGATGGCCGAGGCCATCGCGGCCCTCGAGAAAGCGCGGGCCCTGGTTGACGAGTCCTCGGCGGATCGCCTGAGCGACCTCGGCCGCCGGGAACTCGACAGCATCATGGACGAGGTCCCGGACGCTATCGACGAACTCTGGAACCTGCTCGGAGAGTACTGCGAGCAGTATGGCCGGGATTTCGGCGAGGCCTGGCTCCAGCGGGACCGGGAGTTGGAGGCCAAGCGGTTCATCAAGCAGCCCGGGAGGGAGGTGGAACGACATGCGCGCGCGGCGTGAGCGCTGCGAGGTCTGCGGCCGGCGGAGGGTCAAGCACGGGCGGATCTGCCGGGGCTGCAAGGCCCGCGTCCAGCGCGAACTCGACGAGGCGAGAGGGCTCGTCAACCGGTCCCTCATCGTCTACGCGGGGACCGTGGGCCGGTTTCGACGCCACGTCCTGCCCGAGCTCAGAAGGGCCGGGGTGCGGGGCGAGACCCTGTGCCGGGACGGCGGGTGGATCCAGGGGCGGCTCAATAGGTTCATGCGGACCCGCGGGCCCGATGCGGCGGCTTAAAGAGAGAGCCCTGACCGGAGCCGGCCAGGGCGAGTATCGACAGCCCTAGTTTAACACGCTGGGGCGAGGAAGGGAAGGACGAGAGCATGATCCAGGCACCGTATCACGGCACGACCGTCAACATCCCGGTCACGCCCGAGGAACTGCGCGGGTCGGGCCGGGTCTACATCGGCTGGCGTCAGCCCGACGACGCGGAGGAGGACGGTCCCCAGGTCTGGGCTGTGGGCCCCGAGCCCGAGCAGGCCCAGAGCGTGGCCCACGTCCTGCTCCACAGCAAGGACATCGAGTGGGGCTACGGGGGCAGCGGGCCCGCCGACCTAGCGCTCTCCATCCTGTCCCACTATCTCCGCGGCCTCTTGGCCGAGATCTATGGCGACGCCGACCAGGCCTCGCCCTCCTCCCAGCACGATGCCTACCTGGCGGCCCGCAACCTGCACCAGGCTTTCAAGTGGCACTACGTGGCCCGGTTCGAGCACGGCCGCTGGGTCCTCCCGGCGGCAGAGGTCAGGGGATGGCTCAGAGACATGACCCGGGACCTCGCGACCCCCGAGAACACCCGCGGGTTCGTCGCGACGCTCCTTGGGCTGACAGAACCCGACGAGACCGGCGGCTCCGCCAGGGTCGCCGGCAGTTGAACAGAGGAAGCAAAGGAGGGATACGAGTGACTGACGAGACCACGGCCGTCGTCCTACCGGACGAGCAGGGCATCATGAGCGACAACCTTGTCGCCATCGCCCAGGCGGCCGAGAAACGTGTCGCGGCTATCCGCCGCATCAAGGCGGTGGCGCTCAGCGTCACCAACAAGAACGACTGGCTCGACCAGGAGGGGAGGCCCTACCTCTGGGGCTCGGGCGCTGAGAAGGTCGCCCGCCTGTTCGGTATCTCGTGGCGGGTCGACGAACCGGTCCTCTATGTCGAGGACGACGGCCACTACGCCTACACCTACAAGGGCGAGTTCGGCATGGGCGTCTCGACCATTGAGGCCATCGGGTCGCGCTCCAGCCGCGATCCGTTTTTCAGCAGGAGCCATGGCCAAGACGTGCCGCTGGACAAGATCGACCGGCAGGACGTCAAGAAAGCCGCTTACACCAACTGTGTCGGCAACGGCGTGACGAGGCTTCTCGGCATCCGGAACCTCACCTGGGAAGAGGTCGAGGAGTTCGCCAAGTTCAAGCGCGGCGACACCCGCGGGGTGAAATACCAGAAGGCCGAGATGAGCGAGGAGGCCAAGGACCAGCGGGCCGAACTCCGCCGGATGATCCTCGAAATGGCCGGCAGCGACAGCGAGGCGGCCAAGGACATCCTCCTCAGCCTCACCACCTTCGTCGGGCGCGATGGCAAGGAGGTCGCGGGCAAGCGACGGGTGGACGACCTCAGCGAACGCCAGGTGCCGGTGACCTACGGCAAGGTCAAGAAAGCCTACGAGCACTGGCAGGCCACGGGCGAGCTGCCCCAGTTGGGAGGCGGCGGCCCCAATGGCGATGCCGGCGACGACACTCTCTTCTGAGCGCCCCGACCTGGTGAGCGCGGTCTACGAGGCCAAGCGGCGGAGCATCCGCCTCTACCCGCAGCGGTCGAACCGGGCGTCTGAATGCGGCCATCCGTGCCTGCGATACCTCGTCCTCTCCCGCACCCGCTGGCAGGAGAAGGTCCTCCACGGGCCCGAGCTACAGTTCATCTTCGAGGGCGGGCGGCTCATCGAGGATATGGCCCTGGCCCAGCTTCGGGGGGCCGGTTTCGAGGTCACCGAGCAGCAGAGGGCCTTCGAGTGGCCGGCCCTGCAACTGACGGGCCACCTCGACTGCGTCCTGCGCGTGAACGGTAACGCCTACCCGGTGGAGGTCAAGGGGTTCGCGCATCACTCCTGGCAGGCCATAAACTCCGTGGAGGACATGCTCTCCTCCTCGCGGCCCCGGATGCGCCGCTACCCGGCCCAGCTCACCATGTATCTCCTCAACTCCGGGCGCGAGTGCGGCCTGTTCTACCTCATATCCAAGCAGACCTACGCGCCCAAGGTGCTGTGGGTAGACCTCGACTACGACTACGCGGAGGAGATCTGCCGGAAGCTCGAGCGCGTCAACGAGCACGTGGCCGCCGGCACCCTGCCGGAGCCCATCCGGGACCCCGAGGTCTGCGAGGGGTGCGGCTTCGTCCACATCTGTCTGCCCGAGATCAAGGGCCAGGCGCTGGAGATCACCGACGACCCCCGGATTGAGGAACTCCTTGCGCGCCGGGAGGAGCTCCAGGCGGCCAGGCGCGAGTATGAGGTCGTCGATGGGGAACTCAAGAAGGCTTTCGAGGGACGCGAGAAGATCGTCGTCGGCGACTGGCTCATCACCGGCAAGGAGATGCACCGGCGCGGCTACACCGTGGCCGACTCGACCTACTGGCAGAGCAAGATCGTGAGGCTCAGCCCCGGCCAGGCGCCATCGGAGGTGTCCTTATGACCGACTGGACCTGGAAGCCGCTGGGGCCGATCACTAGCCCCCCGAACGTCGCGGCCATCCGGCGGAATGATGACGGCAGCCGGGAACTCCACCTGGCCGGTCCGTTAGGCTACGTGTTGTTGAACGACGTGGGCGTGGAGGACCTGATACGGCTCCTGGCCGAGCATCCGGCGGAGGGGCCGGGCGAGACGGAGACCTAATCCTTGGCCCACGGGCCAAGACAACCGAATAGGGCGGCTGGCACCTGGGGTGGGCTCGGCCGCCCGAACTTAGACGAGGCAGGCAGACGATACCTAGACCGACGTTGACAACCGATTTGGCTGGCGGGGCCCCGGAACTCGGCCGAAAGGCCCCTGTCTCCCCGCCCCGCTGGCCAACTGACAACCGAAAGGTTTCGTCGTCGGCGCGGAGTGGTGCGAACACTCTGGGGAGAACCGCAAGCGCGCGCCCGCTGCGTAGTTGTCGCGAGAAACAGAGGTCCATAGCTGAGATGACCGGTGGCGGCTTCGCATCCGCCCAGAGGCAGCGGTGTTCGGGTCAGGCAGGCGCAAAGCCGGTTGAAATCCGGTCGCCGACGACGATTGGCTGGCGGGGCGTCGTGGTAGCGGCCTCCGGGCTGGGCATTCGGCCCCGCCGGCCAGGACTGTGAGTGCGACAAGGGAGGGCTGACGAATGGCCGAACACCGGGAACGGATAGGCCCGGCCCTGTGGGAATTCCTTTGGGCCATAGACCGGACCACCAAGGAGATCACGGACGACCAGGGCCAGCGGTGGGGCGTGGTCCTGGGGGGCCAGCCCGTGACAATGGAGCGGGTGGCCGAGGAAAGCGGCGGGACCGCGAGGACGGCAAGGCGGAACATCGAACGCCTGGTGAGAGAGGGCTACCTGGATGTTACGAGGGCACCCCACGGCCTCATCGTCCGGGTGGCTCGGTCGAAGAAGAGAGGTGAATCAGTGGAGGAATATTTGACGGTTCGCGAGATCGCCAAGAAGTTCAAAGTGGGGATTTCAACGGTCCACAGGATCATCAAGGCAGGGCGGTTGCCGGGTATTTGGTTCGGGGCAACAGTCCGCGTCGCAAGTGCCGATGTTCAGTCTTACATCGAACAGAACAGGGTAGCCCAACCTAACCAATCGAGCAAGTGCGGCGTAAGGGGCCGGGCCTACCGGGGTAAACCTGGTGGCCCGGCTTCTGCTTTGGGGGCCGAGAGGCCCTAGAGTGTCCAGCCGGAAGCCTCACTGTCTCTTTCGTCAAACCACATCGCCGCCTTCCTCACCATTCAGGGATTTGAGAGACTTGGGGCCAGTTTGCGCGACGGTCCCTACGGGAGGTATAGTTCCCCGGAGGCCACCGTCACGCACTTGC